TAGGTAAAAAACTTGAAGAATTTATGGAAAAAAATCTTGTAGATGTGACCTAGTTCACAGTATATTTATACCATGGAAAGTGAGTCAGTTTTAGAGGATATAGTAATTAAATCTTATTTAGAATTATACCTCCGTTCTCTAAATGATTCAAAACCTCAGAAGTTTATAAACTTAATAAAAAGGCGAATGCTTACTCTTATTAAGCGTAAACAATTAAGAAGTAAATAACCCCTAACCAAGGAGACCCTAAAAGTGGAAGAAACTACAAATTCTACAGTTAATCCTACTCCTAAAAATGATGACACATCTTGGAAATCAGATAAGATTGATAAGTTAGCTGCTGCATTAGCAAAGGCTCAATCTGAAATGAAAGGTGCAGAAAAGAAATCAGTTAATCCATTCTTTAATTCTGGATATGCTGATCTTCATACTGTAATAGAGTCATCATTTCCATACTTAACAAAATATGGATTATCTGTAATTCAAGGTAATGAATCCAGCCCAGGTGAATTTTTCGTAACAACTATGTTATTACATGAATCTGGTCAATGGATTAAATCTAGATTAAAAATGCCTATAGAAAAGGTTACTGCTCAAAGTATTGGCTCTACTATTACATATGGACGTAGATATGGATTATCTGCTATCACAGGTATAGCTCAATATGATGATGATGGTAATGCTGTTTCAAATAAAGGTATTACTAGAGATCATGTTAAAACAATAACAAATAATCAAGGAGCATAAAATGGCTGTAAAAACAATGGCAAAAGATTCAGGTACTGGGCAATATAATGCTGGATGGCATGAACTTACTATTAGTGAAGCTACTGATGGTGAATGGAATGGTAAAAGAACTATAGATCTTAGTTTTGAAGGTTACCATGAAAGTATGAGTCATCGTGTATTTGAAACTGTCAATAAAACTACTAATGAAGAATTTAAAATTGCTAATCTATTTAGATATGCATGTGCTGGCATCATTGATGTTCTTAATGATCCAACAGGAAAGAAGCCTGTAATTCAATATGATGATGAAGTTTCTAATCTTGTAGGTACTCGTATAAATGCTTTATTCTTTAAAGAAACTAATTCAACTACTGGTAAAGAATACAGTAAAATATTTGATATAGTTCCTGTAGCACAAGTAACTGATCATATTACATGGACTGAAGATGATGTTTCACGATTGAAATCTAAAGCAGAAAGTAGATATAAAAAGAATAATTCACCAAGTAATGTTGATTTAGGTACTGTAAATATAGACACTACTACAACTAGTACTAATGATGAAATTCCTTTCTAAGTAACCCCTTGAGATAGGCTATACTAATTTTCTATTTGCAATTCCTGTATTTAGGTTATTATTTACAAGTATAGCCTTTTCTCATCCTTGGAGATATAATGGCAAAAAAAGTACCAGATGAAATAGCTAATGAACTATACAAATCATTAAATAGATTAGAAATTGCAACTGATCTTATCAAAGCTTGGGTTGGATATATGACTACAAATTTATCTAAAACTGAAGAGCTATTAGTAGAAAAATCTAAAGAATTTTTAGGAGAAAGACATGAATCTCGATGATATAACTAGACTATGGTATAAAACTCAAATGGGTAACATGCATGAATGTAAAAAAAATCAATTTATATTTGCTGAGATAATGTGGAAGCTTTATGAAAAATTAAAGGAGAAAGAACTGAATGATTAAAGAATTTGCATTTGGATTAGCAAATCGACATCATTTTGGAGATGTACATGACATTGAGAAATGGGCAGGTATGGCACAAGATACTTTCATGTCCCTGTGGGATTATGATAATCACGTAGTTGATTACGTTAAACAGAAAGGAACTCTTGCATCATATGATGGGATGCTATATATGCCTGATGAATTTATTCTTGATGTTGATGGTGAGAATCCAGAAAGTGCTCGACAAAAAACTGTAGGATTAGGTATTCTTTTAGATGATCTATGTATTCCGTATCAAGTTTACTTTTCTGGAACAGGATTTCATTTAGGTATACCTGGATCTGCATTTAGGTGGAAACCAGCACCTAATCTTCACTTAATGGTGAAAGATGAATTAATGGCTAAAGGTATTTATGAATATGCAGATGTATCTGTATCTGATAAAACTAGATTAATAAGAGTTGTAAATACTCTTAATAGTAAATCTAATCTATGGAAGATACCATTACTAAAAGCTGAATTACATAAACCTATAACAGAAATACAGACCTTAGCAAAAAGTAAAAGAAGTACCTATGAATGGCAACCATTAGAATGTGAACCTGTATTTGATGTATTAAAACGTAAAACTGTAGCAAGTGATAAAACATTTGAAACAGTAACTCTTGGTAGAAATCCAGATCCAGTCTGGTATCCATGTATTCAAACTATGATGTCAGGAGCTGGTCAAGGATCAAGACATCAGATAGCTCTACGTGTTGGAGCATTTCTGAGATGGAGATATCCTGAACATATAGTTAGACTTATTATGGAAGATTGGAGAAAACGTGTTGATCTAGATACAGCTATGCATTCATTTAGTAAAAAAGAAATGGATAAAATAGTTACTGATTGCTATGAAGGACATAATGGTAATGGTTATAATTATGGATGTACTGATATTCATATGGATAATCATTGTCAATCTACATGTAGGCTTTATAAAGCTAAGAAATCTCAACATATGATGGATGCTAAAGCTATGGAAAAAGAACTTGTTGATTTCTTTACAAGAGATGATGACCCTATAAATATAGGTAAATTATATGGTCAAGATTTTCCTATATATCCAGGTGAAGTTGTAATCTTACAAGCACCACCTAAGTCTATGAAAACCATGCTCTTACAGAGTTGGGTACAAAGACTTAAACGTCCAACTTACTTCATTGAAATGGAAATGTCACCACGTCAAATGTGGATGCGTTTTGTTATGATGGAAAAGGGTTGGAATGAAGAAGAGCTCAAAGTTCATTACAAACAGTATGCTAATGGAATTTCTCAGAATTTTGATTGGCTTACTATAGACTATAATAGTTGTTATTCTCATGAATTAAATAAACGTATAATGATGTTACCCTATAAACCTGAAATAATAGTGGTAGATCACATGGGATTATTCAAATCTCAAAAACATGACAATAACATGAAAGTCGAAGAAGTTTCTCAAGCTTTAATGGAAGTTGCAATTCAGAATAACGTAGTTGTATTTGCTGTATCTGAAATAACAAAGCAAGCATTTCATGAAGGCATGGATATAACTTCAGCTAAAGGATCATTTCGTATAGGTTATAATGCTAATAAAGTTCTATCACTTACTCCATTTAAGGATGACAAAAATCTTATTAAATCTCTAAAGGTTGTATGTACAGCTAATAGAGAAAAAGAAACTCTTAATTTGGAATTAAATGTAAACGGAACTAGTATTGTATGATACAAATTACTAAATGGTTAAACCCTGATGATGAAACTTGGTATAGAGAAAGATATATTACTGTTCTTGAATGGTTAATGATTGAAAAAGAACATCTTTCTAATCTTACTGATAAGAATGTAATAATAAAGACTAATTCAGAAGGAGCTAAAGCTATATTTAGGGAGAAACTTAAATGATTAATGACAGAATGGCAGAGCATGAAGATTGGAAAGATGGTATGAATCAATTCAGAACTAAAGTATATCGTGAACTTGAAGAGATTCTTACAGAACTAGAAAAACTAAAACAAAAAATAGGAGAAACCCCATGAACCCTTATTTACCAATAAGAAAAGTACCATTAGATTATAATGGTATACAATCATCTGCTTTTAGTGTGCAAATGCAAAAAGAAGATCCTAATGCTGGAAATGATTGGAAAGAAGTAGGTGTAGTAGGTAATAGTTATATGTTATTACCCAATGAAGAAGTAAAAAATGCTGCTCATCAAGTAGCTGAAGAATGTAAGATTGATTTTGTTCATGATAAGACATTCTTTAATGGCCGAAATTTCGTGTATTCCATGAAATCTCAGCATGTGGCAGGTGAAGTTAAGGCAGGTGACGATGTAGCCTTAGGCATGCAATTTTGGAACTCATATGATGGTTCTAAAGCATTTGGCTTTGCTATGATGT